TATTCGGTGAAGCGAAGAAAATGCTAGAAAATGAACCAGAATTAGCCGAATTAGCCAAAATCTACCGAGATGCTATCGAAATTCCATCAACAGGCTCGGTTTATCGTGTTTTGAGCGCAGAAGCCTTCACAAAAGAAGGTTTGTCGCCAACAATGGTGATTTTTGACGAATTACACGCTCAGCCAGACAGAACGCTATTCGATGTTATGCAATTGGCCCAAGGAGCGCGTGGAAACCTAGCAACCATGTTCTGTATCACTACCGCAGGTCAAAAATCAGACACAACGGGCCAAGACTCCATCGCTTACTCGCTTTACCAATATGGTCAGCGCGTGAGCAGGGGAGAAATAGAAGATCCAACTTATTTCATGGCTTGGTGGGAAGCCCCAGCCGAAGCAGACCATAAAGAGCCTGAGACATGGATTATCGCTAACCCAGGCTACGGCGACCTCAATAGCGCAGAAGATTTTGGTAGCACGGTGCTAAGAACGCCAGAAGCTGAGTTTCGGACGAAGCGCTGCAACCAATGGGTGTCTAGCAACCTAACTTGGCTACCAACTGGCTCATGGGACGGATTACTCGGTGAAAAGACGATTACACCCGATGATGAGCTGATTATCGGCTTTGACGGCTCGTTTTCAGGTGACACAACGGTTTTAGTTGGTTGCACCATCCCCCAAGATGATGAGATGCCTCATCTGTTCCTAATCAAGGCTTGGGAGAAGGGTCCAGACGATGACAATACCTGGAGAGTCAACATTACGGATGTAGAGAACGAAATTATTCAGTTCTGCATGGATTATCCGAAAGTCAGGGAAATAGCTTGCGACCCTTATCGCTGGCAACGCACAATGGCCTACCTCCAGGAGGAGCGCGGCCTACCGATAGTGGAGTTTCCATCCACATCGCCTTCTCGCATGGTCAAAGCCACCGCGAGATTCTTCGATGCAGTAATGGAGAAGAAGCTAACTCATTCAGGCGACCCGTTGCTTGCCAGACACTTAGACAATTGCGTATTGAAAATAGATAACATCGGTCCACGCATTGTCAAAGAGAACAGAAACAGCAATCGGCGTATTGACGCAGCAGTGGCGGCTGTAATCGCTTATGAACGGGCTACCGTAGGTAGAATGGAAGAAGTAGTGCCACAGGTATTTATTTAGGCGGACATGAAAGCAACAATTTTGCAAATCCTAGGTGCAGGTTTAGTTTCTGCTGGAGCAGCCATAATCTATCCACCACTGGGTCTAATCATAGCGGGCGTGGCAGCAGTAATTTTCGGTATAGCCCTGGAGCGTAGCTAATGCTAAACAACCTTTTTGAAAAGCGCGCAATTTCATTCCAGACCGTTTGGGGTTCTGGTGACTTTGTAGATGTTCAGTCACAATCTGGAACTGTAATCAATTCCGATACCGCAATGCAACTCAATGCTGTATTTGCTGCCGTATCTCTAATCTCTGACACAATTTCAACTTTGCCGATTGATGCCTACATCAGATCGCAAGGTGCGCGATACCCACTACGCCCAAGACCAGTCTGGGTAACAAAGCCAGATGTTGATACAACTAAAGAAGCTTTTTATGGTTCTGCAATTGTTTCGCTTCTGCTAGAGGGCAATGTATTTATTCGCGTGTTCCGTAATAGACGCGGCGAAATTGTTGACATGAAAGTTCTAAACCCATTAGATGTTGAAATCAGACGCAATGGTCAAGGCAGAGTTATTTTCAATGTCAAAGGTTCAGAACGCGCACTTACTAAAGAAGAAATCGTTTTCATTCCAGATGTCGTAAAGCCAGGCTCACTGCGTGGAATTTCACGCGTAGAGGCACTAAAAGAAAACTTCGGTCTAGCATCAGCTCTAGAAAAGTATGCAGCTAGATTCTTCGGTTCAGGAACTCAGACATCAGGTGTTCTAGAAGTTCCAGGCAACCTAACAGCCGAACAAGCTAAGTCAATGCAAGAAGCATTCGACTCGCGCCACCGCGGATGGGCAAGAGCGCACAAGACCGCAATCATTACTGGTGGAGCGCAATACAAGCCAACGAATGTTCCAAACGACCAAGCTCAGTTCCTAGACAGCCGCAGAATGGCCGTTGAAGATGTTGCTCGTGCTTTCAACATTCCACCGCACCTACTCGGACTTCCAGGCACAAACACTTACGCATCAGTTGAACAAAACAACATTGCTTTCGTAACGCACACGCTACGCCCAATTGCACAAAAGATTGAAGGCGCACTTACCGCATTGCTATCTGAAGAAACTGGAAAAGAAGCAGCTTTCATAAAATTCAGTTTGGATGGCCTGCTACGCGCAGATGTAAACACAAGAACTGAAGCTTATGCTCGCGGACTTCAGTCTGGTTACTACAAAATCAATGACATTCGCCGCTTTGAAGATCTAGAGCCAATTGATGATGCTTCGGCAGAGACAGTTCGTGTTCCACTTGCAAATGTCAATGTTGATGCCGCTGACCTATCTGCAATGTCCGCCAAGGTTGACATGGCCCAGAGATTGATTCAGGTTGGTTTTGACCCAGCAGATGTTATGGCAAAGCTTGAACTACCAGACATCACACACACTGGTAAGGATTCGGTCCAGCTACAAGCAGAGGCGCAACAGTGATAACAAATGGCAGAACTTCAGTTGGAACCGTGGCCAGTGCTATAGATGGTGTATGGAATAATCCATCAATAATTACCATTCACAATGACGACAACACCGCTGAGGTTTATCTTGGTGGAAGTGCTGTAACAATAAGCACTGGGCTACAACTTGTGAAACTTGAGAGCTATCAATTTCAATTACAACCCCTAGAACAAATCTATTGTGTAAGCCCTAAAAACGGCCACAATGTTAGCTGGATGAGGCAGACAATCTAATGCCATACTACATTTCAAATAAAAACGCAGATTGCTCAGGTTGGGCAGTAGAAAAGTCCGATGGGGAAGTAATGGGTTGCCACGGATCTAAGCAAGATGCAATTGACCAGATGGTTGCACTGTCCATAGCCGAGGACATGGAGCCAGGCGGAGAACGAGCTATGCCTGGAACGCTAAAGGTTGGCGACTATGTTTCCTGGAACTCGTCAGGTGGACGAGCAAGAGGAGAAATCAAAGAGATTGTCGAAGATGGTCGCATCAATGTTCCAGATAGTTCAGTCACAGTCGTAGGAACACCCGCAGACCCAGCCGCACTAATTCAAATCTATGAGCAATACAACGGCGGTTGGAGAGACACCGATGTTTATGTCGGACACAAGTTTTCAACGCTTACTCAAATAGCCCCACTTCCAGAGCCAGAAGATGAGTCGGAAGATGAGGACGATGATGATGACATGGAAGAAAATTCCATCCCAGAGACGGAATACAGACAAGTCAACCTAGAGCCGCCCGCTTACATGCGAGCAGCAGCCCGCAGGGGCCTTGAATACTACGAGCAAGGATTCGGTGGAGATGGATTGGTTGACAGGACGATTCGTGAAGCGCGAGCCATGGCAGCGGGTAATGTCACTGCTGACAAGTGGGTTAGGATTCGGGCTTGGATTGCTCGTCACCTTCCTGATTTGGACAGTCCCGCCGCAAGACCTGATTCGCCTGATTATCCTAGCCCTGGTGTAGTTGCACATTTACTCTGGGGTTCAGGTCCATCAAAGCGTTCAGCACAACGCACACTTACTTATGCAGAAGGTGTGGTTGCTAGAATTGAAGAAGAAAACGAAGGCCGAGCGAAAGGCAAAGCATTGTCGAAGATAGAAACACGCGTAACCCCAATTCAGTTTGAGGTTCGCGAAGATGGCGACTACATGACCTTTGAAGGTTATGCAGCAGTATTCAACGAGCCATCGGAGCCACTGCCTTTCATTGAGCGCATCGCTCCAGGAGCATTCAAGCGCTCTATTGAGGCCCGTAACGACATCAAGCTACTTTGGAACCACGACAGTGGAACAGTTCTTGGTTCGACCCGTGCTGGAACCCTAAAGCTTTATGAGGACACCCGCGGACTCAAGGTAATCGCTCAGCTTCCAAACACAACCGCTGGACGCGATGCTTCTGAGCTGCTACGCCGTGGCGATGTAGATTCCATGAGCTTTGGATTCAGTGTTCCATCAGGAGGAGACGAATGGTCCCAAGACGGGTCAGAACGCACCCTCCGCTCAGTAAGACTTCACGAAGTTTCAATCGTTGCTTTCCCTGCTTACTCAAGCACGGCAGGCACAACATCGGTTCGCGGGCTTGACAAGGTAGCCGAAAGAGCGCAGGTAGATCCTGATGCCTTGGCAGACGCCATTATCAAGCTAGAAGAAGGCAAGGAGCTTTCAGAAGATGAAGGCCGCCTTTTGAACCAGGCAATCAACTCCTACACCCTGAAGGAAGAAGCACAACCAGAAGGTGACTTGGAAAAGCTTGCCCTAAAGAAAATGAAGCTGAAACTACTGACAGGAAAGTAAATGGCAACCAAAGAGCAAATCAAGGCAGCAATCCTAAAGGTTGCTGGAAATCCAGAGACAGGCGTAATTTTTCAGTTGGCAGATGCCATGGCTGAAGCAGTTGTTGGCTTAGATGCTCCAGCTAAGGCTGAAGCCGCCTCCTATGAGCCAACGAAAGAAACCCGCGTATTGAAGGCTGACGAAAAGCGGTAGCCCCTGACCGCTAACCCAAGCGGGTTCCCCCAGAGTGTCCTTTCCTCTGGGGGTTTTCTTTTGATCATGGAATTCAGTTGTAAAATTTATACATCGGATGTGAGTCAGCTCTGCCGTGTTCAGTTTGCGTCAGCGCGACTGTAATTCATGTAAATCAAATAAGGAGACTAAATGTCTGAGTTCATCAAGGCTCAGCAGGAAATCCGCGCAAACCTTACCGAGCAGATCCGCGATGTAATCGAGGGTGCTGAGAAGGAAGGTCGCGGTCTAGACGCTGCTGAACTAGAGAAGATTGACCGCATTGAGGCCGACATCACTCGTGCTGACAATGCAATTGCTGTTGCAAAGCGCAACGAGGAGCGCGCAGTAGAGGCTTCAGTAGCTTCTAAGGGCTTCGCTCTACCAGAGAAGTCAGAGCGTTCAGCTTCTGACGTTCTACGCGAGATTGCTGCTACCCGTGGCGCTCACACCTTCAACAGGGAAGAAAGAACTCTAGTTCCTTCCGCAAACACCGTTCCAAAGTCATTCTTTGACGAGGTATTCGATGTTGCACGCCTTGTTGGTCCAATGCTAGATGTAGGACAGAGAATCAACACCACTTCTGGTGAGGACATCACTATCCCAACTCTTACCGCATACAGCACTGCAACCCTAAAGGGAGCTGGCACTGCTCTTGACGAGTCTGAGCCAACTTACAGCTCCATCACACTACAGGCCTACAAGTATGGTCTGCTCATCCCAGTATCGAACGAACTGATTGCTGACGCTGGATTCAACATCTCTGCTCACCTTGCAGAGCAGGCTGGTAACGGTCTTGGATTCGCAGTCAACGCAGCTCTAACCACTGGTGACGGAAACAACAAGCCAAATGGTGTTGTAACCGCTGCTGGTTCTGGTATCACTGGTGGAACTGGTGTTGCTGGTGCGTTCACCGCTGACAACCTGATTGACCTTCAGTATTCACTTGACGGAGCTGCTCGCAGACTCCCAGGTGTTGCTTACATGGCAACAGGCTCATCTATCGGTGCAATGCGTAAGCTCAAGGACGTAGCAGGTAACTACCTCTACACCGTAAACGTTGGACAGCCAGACAACTTCGCTGGCTACCCAGTTGTGGAGAACCCAGCCATTGCCGCAACAGGCACTGGTGCAAAGTCCGTCCTATTTGGACACTGGCCTTCATACAAGGTCCGCGTTGCTGGTGGAATCCAGGTCGCATCCTCAACTGACTACTCATTCAACAAGGACGAAACATACTTCCGAGTAATGATGCGCGTTGACGGTGACTTGACTCACGCAAGCCACATCAAATACTTCATCGGTGCTGCTAGCTAGTATCCGCTGAAATAGCTGAAGCCCCCGCAGATCTAGGTTGCTGCGGGGGTTTCTT